CAGCCTGACTGGGACATCCACCAGTGGAACGCTAAAAATCTATTTGGCGTTGTGGTATCGCGCGAAGAATCAAAAGAAAAGTTTTTTGCTTGGTTGTACAATCCGGAATCCGAAACAATCAAGAGCGATCTCTACAATAGAGATAAGATTTTGTTACAATATTACAACGAGGGTTATGTGTCAACCCCGATGGGTCGAAAAATAAAGGTTGACGAACGTAGAGCTTTCAATTATCTTATCCAGAGTACAACTGCAGATTTGGTTATGGAGCGCGCTACTAAAATAGACAATTTTTTAAATAATAAGAAGTCGTTTATTTCACACATTGTCCACGACGAGATAGTTATTGATTTACATGATCAGGAGCGTGATTTGGTGCCATTAATTAAAAATATATTTGAAAATAATGTTCTTGGACACTTCCGCGGCAATATCAACGCCGGCAAGAACTATTTTGAACTTAAGGAGTTACAATTATGATTTCTTTGGTTGGTATTGGCACGGCCGGCGAAAACGTGGTCAACTGCTTTACAGATAATAAAGAATACGATACGTATATTCTCTCTGATAACGTAACTCGTAATACGAAATACAAGCGTAAAATTAAGTATCAAGAAAAATTGGAAGACTATGAAAGCAGTATTCCTGACCTTACAAAATTCTTTTCTTCAATAAACGATCACGTTCAAGTATTTGTGTGTGGCTCTGGCCGCACGGCGAATGCAACACTCGCGATCCTACAGCATTTGAGAAACAAAAAAATGGATATTTATTACATTGAGCCAGATACTGACTTATTACTCGGAACCACTAAGCTTCAAGAAAGAGCAATTTTTAGCATTTTACAAGAGTACACTCGTTCAGGCCTGTTTAATTCATTTACTGTATTTAGCAATCCAACATTAGAGCAATCTATTGGCTCTGTGCCAATCAAAAAGTATTTTGATACAATTAACAAAACTATCTATTATTGTGTGCATTATAAGAATTTGTTTGATCATACAAATCCGATTATCGGCAATTTAGAATCAACCTCGGATATACAGCGGATCCGTGCGCTTGGTCGCATTGATCCATACAATCTTAAAGAAAATTGGTATTATGAACTTGACAACTCTCGCGATGTATGTTATTATATCTGCATATCAACTGAAAAACTGGAAAAGGACGGAGATTTACATAAAAAGATCATTGGGCATCTTAAAGATAAGCCTAGGAATGCATTTAAAAATGTATCCTATGCAATCTATGAGTCGCCCTTTGAAACAGACTTTGGGTTTTGCGTTGCCCATACCAACGTAATACAACAAAAAACTCTTGACAAGCTAGCTCAAGAGTAATACATTAGATGCTGAGGAAAGCTCAGTATACTTTATCAAAACAAAAGGAGAAAAAAGTAATGTCTATTAACATGGAACTAATGAAACAAAAGCTTGCCACATTGCGTGGTGAGGGAACTAGAGATAATGGTACTTCACACTGGTTTAAGCCAGATGAAGGTGACCAAGATATTCGGATCGTACCAACATCAGATGGTGATCCGTTGAAGGAAATGTACTTCCACTATAATGTGGGAGATCATAAGGGTGGTGTGCTTTGTCCGAAGCGCAACTTCGGTGAACGCTGCCCAGTATGCGATTTCGCGTCATCTTTGTGGCGTGAGGGCACCGAGAAGAACGATGAGGAGAGCAAGAAGTTGGCTAAATCACTTTTTGTGCGTCAACGTTATTTCTCACCGGTTGTGGTTCGCGGTCGTGAAGAAGAAGGCGTCAAGGTCTATGGCTATGGCAAGACTGCGTACGAGTTGCTTTTGGGTTATATTCTTGATCCAGAATATGGTGATATCACCGATTCTGTTGAAGGAACCGATATCACTCTTACTTATACGAAGCCAACTCGTCCCGGCGCATATCCACAAACTAATTTGAAGATGCGTCGTAACACAAGTCCCCTTTTGAGTGACGCTGAAGCAATCCCTGGGCTTCTAGAAAATATGCCCGATTTTGACAGCTTATTCGAGCGCTTAACGCCTGAACAAGTTGATGCCATTTTAGATGAGCAGTTGTCTAGTGATAAGTCCGCTGAGGGCCGCTCACGCCAAACTGAATCATATGGCAAAAAGAGTGAAGCCAACGATGTTGACAAGGCCTTTGATGAACTAATGGCCGGTTAACTCAACCGTTAGCGCCCCGGTTATAATAGGGCGCCCCTTTTCAATAACATACAAGGAGATATATTATGTTAGATTGGATGAAGTCCGCATGGGCTAAATGGAAGGTGCAAGTTAGTTTTATTGGAGGCGCCCTTGTGGTAGCCACAACATACGGAACATGTACTCTTGAGCCAACAACGGTGTCGGACAACACCACCATGGAGGAGACTGTAAATTCTATTGAAGTTTCCTCCACCACCACGACCGAAACAACGAGTGGTGATACTACTGAAGGTGGAACAACCACTGAAACGACAGGTGATACAACAACTACCACCGAAACAACTACAACTGAGTAGTGATAAACAGCCGCTGGCAGACCGGTTAAAAGTCTGCCGCTATTTTAAGGAGAGAAAATGAGACTCGTTCTACCAGTCCTTGCTGCGACCCTGTTCATGGGTTGTGGGGATAAGGATGAAGACACAGCGGTTGACACCGCTAGCTCTACTGACACAGCAGCAGAGTAACAAAAAGCCGCTGGCAGACCGGTAAAAAGTCTGCCGCCTTTAACGAAAGACTAGATTAAACGTTTGTCACATGACACTTGTTTAATCACACAATAAACTGGAGGTGTAAAATGTCATTAGTTAGTTTAAAAGAGTTCCGTGAAGATCATGATTTCACGGAAGTATATTATGCAGAGGAGCACCAGCGCCGAGAAGTTTGGAATAACCAACTCTTAGCGCTGTTCATGGTTTCTGTATGCCGCGGCTGGTCCCAACTTACAACAATCGTTGTGGCCGACGTTAAGAAGTGTTTAAAGTTTTCTAGAAAAAACGGTGATCGCGTATCAACCAAATATTTTCAAAGAATTCTAAACAAGGGGTATCGCTATATCTCTTTAGACGGTCAAAACAGATCAAAAAAGATTGTTGAATTCTTAAATGATAAGTTTCCTATTTCCGGAACTTTTTTGGATGCTGACGATGTGTCGCAAACGGTAACAAATAAATTATTTAAAGATTTTCCCGAGCGCCTTCGTGATCGCATTTTGGATGGAGGTTTTCTTAATGTTGAAGTAGCCCCTCCTTGTGGAAAAGATACATTATCGGATATTTTCTTAGCACTAAATTCTGGTGAACCATTGAATGCCCATGAAAAAAGAAATTCTCTTAAAACCCCAATTTCTGATTGGGTAAGAAAAACTAGAAAAACTCTTGACGACGCTCTTATGAGAGTTGTCAGCAGAAAAGATGCCATTAGGATGCTGGATGATGAGTTGGTGGCTAAAATGGCCATGGTCCTCATGAGGAACAACCCAGCCAATAACAAAACCAATCATTGGGGTTTGTCCTCCGATGAAATAGATCGTTTTTATTCTATGGGCTTGGGTTATCACTCTATTTCTGATGAAGGGTGTCCGTACTCTTTGAATGACGTACAGAGAGTGGAAGAGATTCTAGACATGTGGAGGCACACAATTTGTAATCAAGCTTATTACCCTCCATCAAAAACAATTGCAGCAAAAATGTGTTGGGCTGTACTCTATGTTTGTGAATGGGCCTATGACAACAACTATGACATTGATTGCAGTTCTTATTCTTTGTTTTTTAGCAAATTAAAAGAATTAGACGACAGCCTTATTAGTCAAAGTGATACTGCGTATGCTAACGAGAAAACAAGATACATCGCAAATAATTTAGATCCCGACGAAGTTTCAAAACAACAATATTATTTTACTTGGATCAATTTGCCCCATCAAATTCCCGCTCGTAGTAAGAGAACTAAAAATCTTACCGATTGTGTAAAAACAAATGTATTTGCATTTGGGTTGCGAAAACTCGCAGCTTAAACGATGCGCGCCGCTGGCAGACCGGCATAATGTCTGCCGCTTTACTACATATTACAGTAACCGGAGGAATTAGGTATGACGTATAAATTTCAAATGAATCACTGGATGGAGCCGCTAGCAACAGGCGCAACAGAAGCCGTTATCGGTGGCACTGCTGGCTATCTTGGGTGGTCCACTGGCTCAGGTGACTGGGGTTCTAGTGATTGGAATTTCTATGATACAGGCACCGTAGAGGCATACGAGGTGCAATATGGCGTGGACGCCGACGACTCTGCAATTTGGTTTGCCGTTGTTAGTGGTGCCAGTAAAGGCGGCCGTGTTGCCCACGATGATTTGCCAACACAGACCAGCGACTGGACATCCGTTGATGTTGTTAATAGCACTATTCTTCCCCAAGGTGTCAGCAACGGGCTGCCCAATGATGATACAAAGGCTTCTTGGTGTGTCGCAGCGAGGGACGGTAGGTTCTCTTACAATTTAAGTGGAGCCCCTGAAACTTCGAGTAACTGGACCAAATTAGGAAGCGGCAATATGCCGGGACACCTTACAGATGTTACATTCAACCAAAATACATCTGGTTCTCCCGTGTGGGTAAGATCCAACAGTCGTTCCCAACTTGATTCTTCCGTTGATGGTATCAATTGGACAACCAGAAAAGCCGGCATCGACAGTGACAGCCCGACTTCTCGTATTGGATATGGTAACGATGTCTGGATTGCTATTGGTAACGGCGCTGACCCAGCACACTTCATCGCAGGCGGAAGCGGCCAGACTTGGAATGCTCTGAATTCTCCCGCATCGGGCCGGGTCATGAACGGCTTAGATAGTGACCGGAGCGGAAACTGGTGCATTGTCGGTGATGATGGGTATGTATGGTATAGTTCGGACGACGGCTCCAACTGGACCGAAGTCAGAATTGTAGATTCTCGCGGCGCCGGCAATCATTCAAACGTATTAGACGTTGCTTATGATGGCGCTGGTATTTGGATTGCAGTGGGTGCCGACAGTGAAATGTGGAAATCTACCGACAATGGCGCTAACTGGTCAAGCATCACTCCATCTAGAGGTTCCAATGGAGATCTCCAGTCGATCGAATTCAACATCTTAGCGTAATATTTTACTTAGTTGAATAATATTGGTTGCATTCCTAAACGTAACGTGCTATATTATTGGTGTACTATTGGCACAGTACGCAATCAAACAAAAAAATTAAGGAGCTAATATGGCAAAAGCCAAAGCAGGTCGTGTGTCTATGCATGATCTAATGAAGCTAGTGAACAAAAAAGCTGGCCGTGCGGTGGCACACGATCTTACCACCGACAACCCCACTTCTGTCAAGGAGTGGATCCCAACAGGTTCTAGATGGCTTGACTCTATCATTTGTAAGGGTCAGCTAGCTGGCATTCCCGTTGGAAAAATCACTGAGATTGCCGGCCTTCAATCGACCGGTAAATCTTATATGGCTGCTCAAGTTGCAGCCAATGCCCAGAAGCAAGGCAAGCTTGTGGTTTATTTTGACTCGGAGTCGGCAATTGACCCCGACTTTCTAAATCGCGCAGGCTGCGACTTGGAAAACCTAATGTACATTCAAGCATCTTCAGTTGAATTTGTCTTGGAAACCATTGAGGAACTCCTTGGCGCCGCAGACGACCAATTGGTGTTTATTTGGGACTCTCTGGCCTTCACACCATCAATTTCAGATGTCGAAGGAGATTTCAACCCACAATCGTCTGTGGCTACCAAAGCCCGGATTCTTGCAAAAGGCATGTCGAAGTTGGTTATTCCGATTGCAGACCAAAAGGCAACGTTCATTGTCCTTAACCAATTAAAGACCAATATTCCACAAGGACCTATGGCTCGACAAATAGCGATGACTACTCCATATGTCACACCCGGTGGTAAAGCGATGCACTATTCGTATTCGTTGCGTATTTGGCTAACCGGTCGTAAGTCTAAGGCAGCAGCCGTATTGGACGATAAAGGGTTCAAAATTGGTTCCGAGGTCAAGGTGAAGCTTGAAAAGTCTCGTTTTGGGACTGAAGGCAGGAACTGTACATTCAGGATCTTGTGGGGAACTCAAGACATTGGAATCCAAGATGAAGAATCGTGGTTTGACGCAGTTAAAAGCTCAAATTACATGCAATCGGCAGGTTCATGGTACACATTGACATCTGGAGATTATTCTAAGAAGTTCCAGCCATCAAAGTGGACTGAGCTTGTTAAGACCGATGAAGAATTCAGAACCAAGGTGCTTGAGCTTATGGAAACAGAAGTGATTCAGAAGTTTGATAAGAGGCAAGGTAACGCTGCTGATTATTATGATGAAGACGAGAAATGAGCAAGACTCATCATGACATGTGCGGTGCTTGCGAGAAGGTCTCTCTGGAACACACCCCAGAGGGCTTTCCACAGCCGGGAGAAATAGCAGAAAGAATTTTGTCCAAGAATCCGGATTGGGCAAAGCTCCATAACATGATATCTGTAGCGATCTCGCGAAGAGATAAAATGTGGCATGATTACACAAATAACACTTGACACATGGTCTCTGGTGGGATATAATAATAATGTAACTAAGGGGGTTATGTGTCAAACTATCTAGGCTATGCTTGTATCAATCAAGGCTTTTCTTCGCTGCCAAAGTCGCAGCGTATCACAACTAACCGTACCATGATCAAGCGGACATTCCATGATCGTGGCATTGAGTATGCTTCTGAGCTTGCTCTACAAAATCTACGCGATTTGCATACTATTCTTGAGTGGAATCTTGCCAATGATATTTACTTTTATCGGCTTTCTTCCGATATTATTCCATGGGCATCCGAGTATGACCTCGTAGACATGCCTAATTTCGGTGCTATACACGCCGCTGCACTCAAGGCGGGCAACTTTGCCCGTAAGCACGGAATGCGCCTCACATCGCATCCTGGCCCGTTTAACAAGCTGGCATCCCCCAAGGAGCGTGTGTTCGAACTCACCAAGACTGACTTGTCTGTTCACGGTGACTTGTTTGACCTTATCGGTTTGCCTCGCACTCCGTATGCCAAGCTCAATATTCATGTCGGTGCAGCCTACGGCGACAAGCCGTTCGCACTTGACAACTTCTGTCGCAACTTCGAACGCTTGCCGGACAATGTTCGCTCTCGTTTGACTGTTGAGAATGATGACAAAGAGTCTCTGTATTCTACGCTAGAGCTGTATGAAGGTGTGTACAAGCGCATTGGCATTCCCATTGTGTTTGATTATCACCACCACATGCTACATCCCGGTGGTCAGACCGAGCAAGAAGCACTTGAACTTGCTCTGTCCACATGGGGTGATATCAAGCCGGTTGTGCATTATGCCGAATCTCGTTCGCTTGAGCACAACAATCCGAAGATTAAACCACAAGCACACTCTGATCTCGTATACAACACGCTTGAAGATTACGGCAATACTTTCGACATTATGATTGAAGCCAAGCACAAAGAGCTTGCTTTATTGCAGTATCGTGATATACTAAACAAGAGGAATGTGGCGTGATTAGAGATTTTATCAACAAAATAAAACTTAACAAAATTAGAAAGAAAATCAGTAAACTGCAAAAAGAGGCCATGCTGTGTCAACGTAATGGCAACCTGCGGCAATATGCTTCAATTAACAAAGAGATTAGTGAACTAGAAAAGCTTTTGGTTCAACAAGATGAATAGAATTGACCACTTAGCCCTAGTTGTTGATGACCCCACATTGGCAGCCAAATGGTATGAGTTTAATTTTGACGCTGAGTTACTGTATGCAGATGAGACATGGGCTTTTGTAGAGTTTGAGAACATTAAAATGGCATTTGTCAAAAAAGGAATGCATCCAGCACATTTTGCTTTTGAGGTTGACAATTTTGAAAATGTCGAAGGTAATATTAAATCACATAGAGATGGCTCCCGCTCTGTGTATAAAAAAGATCCCTGGGGCAACATTTACGAGTTAATTAATTATGAATATGAAGAATAAAGAAAATAAAAGAGTGTTGATTATTGACGCCTTGAACATGTATATCAGAGCGTATATTGTAGACCCAAGTTTGTCACATCATGGCCAACCGATAGGGGGCCTTAAGGGTTCTCTAAAGATCCTACAGAAGTTGGTTAGGACAACAAAGCCTGATAATATTATCATTGCGTGGGATGGACCGGATGGCTCGCGAAAGCGCAAGACTATGGACAAAAACTACAAGTCTGGTCGCAAGCCGATCCGCCTCAACAGGGCGTTTCACAATCTTACGGCTGATGAAGAGATTCAAAACAAGATTTGGCAGCAAAGCCGCTTGATTGAATATCTAAACCAGATGCCGATTGTCCAAACAATGATAGAACAGGTAGAGGCAGATGATGTGATTTCCCATGTGTGTGGTCTTAAACATTACGACGGCTGGCAAAAAATTATAGTCTCCAATGATAAAGATTTCATGCAACTTTGTGACGAAGAGACAGTCCTCTGGCGACCTATAAAAGATGAGTTTCTAAACACTAATAGGATCATAGAACAAACAGGAGTACACCCTACCAATATGGCTCTAGCGAGGGCTATCATCGGAGACACCTCCGATAACTTGCCCGGCGTTAAGGGTGTTGGCTTTGGTACCGTCGCCAAGCGTTTGAACTTTTTGTCGGATGAGAAGACGTTCACAATTGATGATGTGATCGGTCACTGTGAACAGCAACTTGAAGAAAGCAAACTGAAAGTTTATAACAATATTGTAGAAAATAAAGAGCTGATTGAACACAACTACAAAATGATGCAGTTGTATTCCCCACAGATGTCAATTCAATCCAAGATCGTTGTCAAAGAATCAGTAGAAAATTTTGATTTTAATTTTAACAAAACTTCAATATTGGGCATGATGATCGATGATGGATTTGGTGAGTTAAATTGGGAAGAACTTAAGACTCACTTAAACAAGATTGCGAACGAAGGTATTGACGTCGCAGTCTAATAAACTAACTTTTAACTTGACTTTACGCTTGTAGGCGTTATAGTTATTTCACTGAACGAGAGGCGCATGCAGGCAGAAAAAATAGACTTTAGTAGATATGGCAAATCTTTCCAAGAAGGCCTCGTTCAATTAATATTAGAAGAACGTGAGTTTGCTGATCAGATTAGTGAAGTACTGGACATTAATTTTCTTGAATTAGAATATCTTAAGATGTTTGTAAGTAAATTACTGAAGTATAGAAACAAGTATTCTAAGCACCCGTCGCGCGAAGCGTTGGTAACCATATTAAGAACAGAATACGTTAATGAAGATGAAGTTGCTTATAATCAATTAATGGATTATTGCAAAAAGATTGATATACATGAGGTAACCGATGTAGAATATATCAAAGAAATTTCATTAGAATTTTGCCGTAAGCAAAAGCTGAAAGAGGCTATGATTGAGTCAGTTAACCTGCTGCAGGCCTGCTCTTTTGACGAAATATCCAAGGTGATCAACGATGCCTTAAAGTTGGGTTCTGATAATAATTTTGGTTATGATTACTTAGCAGACTTTGAAGAACGCTTCAAGCCTAAGTTCAGAAATCCTGTAACCACAGGTTGGCAAGAGATCGACAATATTAGTAGTGGCGGTCTTGGTAAAAGTGAACTTGGTGTTGTTATCGCCCCCACCGGTGCGGGCAAGTCAATGATTCTTGTACATCTTGGTTCTCAAGCATTAAAAGAGAAAAAAACGGTGGTACATTATACATTAGAGCTTCAAGATACCGTTGTCGCATCACGATATGATAGCTGCATTACCAGTTATCCTTTGTCCGACCTCAAGAATTTTAAAGATGAAATTTATGATGTGGTAAAAGATATCGAAGGCAAGTTAATAGTCAAAGAATACCCAACAAAATCAGCATCCACAAACACCATTAAAACCCATTTATCAAAATTAATTAAAAGAGGTATTAAGCCCGGGCTAATTGTGGTTGACTATGCTGACCTACTTAAGCCTGTGGTTATTCGTAAAGAAAAACGCAACGAGCTGGAATCTATTTATGAAGAACTCAGAGCGATATCTCAAGAATTTGAATGTCCAGTCTGGACCGCCTCACAAACTAATCGCTCTGGCTTGAATGCGGAAGTGATCACAATGGAGCAAATTTCAGAAGCATTTAATAAATGTTTTGTTGCAGATTTTATTTGCACTATATCGCGTACCATTGAGGATAAACAAAAAAATCAAGGAAAAATGTTTATCGCAAAGAATAGAAACGGACCTGACGGTATTATTTATGATATATTCATGGATACTTCAAATGTATGCATTAAGATGCTACCCAAGGTTTCCGTAAATACCGCTAACGCTACACTGCCGATGAACCCAGTGCCGGTTACAGCAAAAGAGCAGAGGGGAATCCTCCAAAATAGATATGAGAAGTTTAAAACAAAAAGGAGATAACTAAAACATGAGAACTATTGACAGCATCAGAAAATTCAAATTATCAGACACATTTATTGACCAATACAAGGAACAGCAAGTACCATGGGGCCCTCTTGGATATATTACTTTTAAGAGAACATATTCAAGAAGACTCAACGAATTCGACCCAGCAGCCACAGGTACCGAAGAGTGGCATCACACTTGCAGGCGTGTTATTGAGGGCATGTTTAATATGCAAAAGCAGCATGTTTTTATATTAGGCCTTGAGTGGAATGACGCCAAAGCCCAGCGAACTGCAAAAGATGCGTATGATCGCCTATTCAATTTGAAATGGACTCCACCTGGCCGCGGCTTGTGGATGATGGGTACTAAATTTATTGAAGAGAGAACCGCTGCCGGTTTGTTTAATTGTGCGTTCCGCTCTACTAAAGAGATTTCTACAAAGGGCGGCTATCTTTTCGCATGGATCATGGACGCGCTGATGGTTGGCATCGGCGTTGGTTTTGATACTTTGGGAGCCGGCACTGTAAAGATCGCTGAACCTCAATACAGTGGCGAGACCCACTTTGTTGAAGATTCTCGGGAAGGGTGGGTTGAATCGGTAAGAGTATTATTGAATGGCTACTTTTTTGGAAATCAGATACCTAAATTTGATTATTCTCAAGTGCGCCCATTCGGTGCAGCAATCAAGGGTTTTGGTGGCACGTCCTCTGGTCCGCAACCTTTAATTGAGTTGCACGAAAATTTAAAAGAGCTGTATGATTCCAGAATTGGACAATTGATTACCTCTGTAGACATTGTTGATACGGAAAACTTGATTGGTCGCTGCGTGGTATCGGGGAATGTCCGTCGATCCGCTGCATTAGCTATGGGTAGTCACGATGACACTCACTACCTTGAAATGAAGAACGACCAAGAAAAACTTTATCATCATCGTTGGGGTTCAAATAATTCTTTTCATGCTTTGGTCGGTATGGATTACACATGGCATGCAAAGCAGAGTCAGATTAACGGCGAACCGGGTTACATTTGGTTAGATAACGCCCGCACCCGCGGCCGTATGGCTGATCTACCCAGAGACGATGATAAGAATGTTATGGGGTTCAATCCTTGTGTCGAGCAGCAGCTTGAAGACGCTGAACTGTGTTGCCTAGTAGAGACTTTTCCGGCTAAGCATGAAACTTATGAGGATTATTTAAAAACTCTTAAAATAGCTTATCTTTATGGCAAGACTGTAACGCTGTCAAATACTCACTGGCCCGAAACCAATGCAAAAATGTTGAAAAACCGCCGCATTGGATTATCGCAGTCTGGGGTTGTGCAGGCATTCAACAAACACGGCCGCCGCGAAATGTTGAATTGGTGCGACAATGCGTATGAGCACGTGAAGCAGTTAGATGAAGAATACTCAAATTGGCTCTGTATCCCCAAGTCTGTGCGAATGACGAGCATCAAGCCTTCTGGAACAGTGTCTCTGCTAAACGGTAGTACTCCTGGCGTTCATTTTCCTGAAGATGAGTATTACATCCGGCGTATTAGATTTTCAAAAGACAGTTCTATGGTTGACGCCTTGCGTAAAGCAGGTTATAAGACTGAAGAAGACAAATACACACCTAATACAATATGTGTTGAGTTCCCAGTTAAGGAGCCGTACTTTGTTAAAGGCAAGAAGGACGTTAGCATGTGGGAACAATTGGAGATCGCAGCGCAGTATCAGCATTACTGGGCGGACAACTCAGTTTCAATCACGGTAACGTTCAAGCCCGATGAGGCCGCACAAATTAAGAGTGCGTTAGAGATGTACGAGACAAGATTAAAAGCAGTATCGTTTTTGAAATACGAAGAAACCGGCTATGAGCAAGCGCCGTACGAGCCAATCAGCAAAGAAACGTATGAGCAGCTTTCCGCAAATATAACCCCGATTATAAAGCTAGATACAGAAAGTGGTAGCGGTACCAAGTTCTGTGACGGCGAATCGTGTGTTGTTTAGGGGGAAAATTGAAGAATTTTAATCACTTACTGGAAAAGCGCGAACTACTTATTAATTGTAAGTTAAGAGACACTAGCAGATGCCTGTGGAAACCGACTGGAAATATTAAAGCCACCGCCGGTAGCAACGTCTGCGTATCAATGGTTTGTGAGAATTGTTCGGCAAGAACGAACCTTTTTCTTGAGCAGGCCCAATATCAAATTCATGAAAAGTTATTACTAAAGGAGATTAGTCATGTTTAAACCCGTCAACAGATATGTTCTTATAGAGAACAGAGCACAAAAATCAGATACGGAGACGCCCGCGGGCATCCTATTGCCCGATGATTATAAGGCTATTGAAGAAAGATATGTAGAAACTGCTGTGATATCATGGGCCGAAGATGTGAGGTTTAATTTAAAACAAACAGATTCTATCATTGTTGATAATTCTATGATTGAAGAAATAACTGTGAATAACTTGACTTATTCTGTTGTACAAGATAATTATATTGTTGGTATTGTACGAAAATAGGAAATTATATACATGGATAAGAATTTTTACAATGAGGCCTCAGCAGCCAAGTTGGGTTGGGAACCGTCGTGGTTCGGGGAAAAGTTTTTTGATGACAAGTTAACGCGCGCGATAAAGTCATTTCAACGTAAGCTTGGGCTATCACCCGATGGACTCTGTGGTCCTGCTACCTTTAGGCGCCTATGGACAAATAGGCAAGAAAATATCGATGATCATATTCCGGATAAATGCCAGTATTCAAATTACATTGTTTTTAATGGCAACTTTACACACATTGATTGGGAAAAAGTTGTGCTGTGGTCAGAGCCTAATGGTTTAAAATCAAAACGCGGGACTTACTACGATTATACCGGCCGCCCAAAGCGCAAAATTAGATATTTTGTTAACCACTGGGATGTGTGCCTCAGCTCTAAATCTTGTCAGAGGATTTTAGACAAAAGAGGAATTTCTGTGCACTTCCTTATTGACAATGACGGGACCATATATCAAACTATGGATATGCAACATGCTGGCTGGCATGCCGGCTCTGAAAGAACCAACAGACCCTCTATCGGTGTTGAGATCTCAAACGCTTATTATCCAAAATACCAAGACTGGTATATTAAGAATGGCTTTGGAGAACGGCCAATAATTGAAAAGGCATATATCAATGGTAACGAGCTAGGCCCATTTATGGGGTTTTATCCCAAACAGTTAGAAGCGCTCAAGGCTCTTTGGAAGGCGGTCCACGAATCTACAGGTATACCCTACGAGACCCCCCTTAATTAGTTCGGTAAGACATCAAATTACTATGAGCAACAGGTGGCATACGGCAAGTTTAAAGGTTTTGTTAGTCATTATCATGTTAGCAAGAGGAAGATCGACTGCGCCGGGTTAGATCTTAAAGCGCTGCTTGATGAAATAAAGGAAGAACAAGGTAGTTGACAACTTGTGCTATCTAAGTTATAATACTTTAAACATAATCTAGGAGAAACATGTTTACAAACTTATTGCTATCGCTGTGCCTCATGGGCTCAGCAAATGCTAGTGACTTGAGCGCTAGCGAGACGTCTTATTCAGGCGCATCTATTTTAGAAGGAGACTGGGACGTATCGTTTGAAACCGCTACTGACATCGCTGGCAGTGAGGGCCGATTTCCGTACGCCTTTTTTGAAGGGAATACGCTTTACGTTGGGAACTCGGATGTTTATGATAACACCATTGATGCCATTGTGGAATTTTTCTGGTTCCAATCGTCGATTGATAGGGGTACAGATTTTTATGTTGCCGTCATCAAAACACGGGTTACACCGGGACATGACTGCTACTACGCACCCTGGGATTGGGCAAGAGGAGCACAATGTAAGCTATGGGCAGACGAGTGGAGTGATTGGGGTGAACATCCCGTTCTAAGTGTAGAGGCTATGACCGATGTGGAGCGCGAACAGGGCGCCTTCCGCTGGGATTGGTCTGTTCCGTTTGAGTCATATGGCATTGATGCTTATGGACAAGTAACATTTCAGAACGCATATGGTATTGGCTCTGATTCCGAGGGCGCTGTGATGGCTCACGGAGAATATAAGATCGAGGAAGAGGGCACTGAGATGCAAGCTGCCGGTAACCTCCAAGTAAAGGGTTATCATTCGTCAGAATACTCAGTGCAGACTCAATACGAAGTCACTCTCTATGAGTGGGATGTGTTTGTTGATGGACGCGCTGATCTAATGGCGTGGGACATGTATCTAAACCTTGGAGCCAGAGAAACACAGTCAGCATATCATGAATACTTTTTGAGTGTTCAGGTAGAAGAAGGTATGCCCTTTATGATAGATCAGTTAAACTTTGTGGGAAACTTTGATACTGGCTGGTATGATCCCTTTCATCACGAACTTGGGGTGACCCTGAGTGATTTGGTGATCTCGCAACCATTCTTTATTCCTGCCGATGAGCCTGATGACGAAGAAGAACCAGTTGTCACAGACTCCGGAGAGCCTCCAGAAGTGGAAGACACAGGCTCGGAACACGAAGAAGATACAGATACCGGAGACTCGTTTGAGTTCACTGAAAACACAGGGAGTCCGAGTCCGAAGGATCCCGCGGGGTGTAACAGTGTGTTAAGAAGCCGCGGCAGCTTGTATGTTGTCTTTATGGCTGCACTAATGACACTTGGTCTCAGAAGGGAAGATTGAGAACAAGTTATCGCGATGTTGTTTTGGGTAGCAGTTTTGACGCAGTTCTATTCGCTTTTATTAACCATTACCCTATTTTTTTTGACCAACCTCAGCGGCCGTTTAGGTTTGATTACTTGACACCAGAAACCGATCTCGATAGCCTGAAGCTACCCAGACAAAAAAATGTCTTAAGTACTTTTAAGGGCGACCAGTTTACTGGCATGCCAAAAGATTTGCTCTGGGAAAGAATGCTTTTTCTGCTTTCTTTAGATGGCTTGGCTCCACTAGCAGGTCTTTGCACAAACATACGACATTATGTCAACTCTTTTCAGTGTTTTAACGAATATTCTAAAATTTGTGATGTTTATTTTGATAAATTACACGACTTTACACAAAAGCCAAAGAACAAAAAATACGTTTGTTACGATTGGATAGCTTTTAATAGTGGCGGGAAACATGAAATTGATTTTATTGAAACAGAAGATAAGTTTGTTAAAGAAATATGGTTTTATTCTTCCGATAGAATATGCGGCAACACCAAAGTAAAGGATGCATGTGCAGTTTCTTTTATTGATGATGATGAGCTTGAAGAGTTTGGCCTTTCTGAAACAATGGCACGCTTTAAAGTTGTTAAAGAAATGGAAGGCAGGGGAATGCGAGGCCTGCTTAATGGCTATGACCACAATGGACGCCCAAAACACTACAAGTTCAAAACTTCAACAATCAACAGAACTAAACAACTCTTTGCGCCGACCTCGTGTGTGGACCAGCACGACATAGAACTTGAGATTCCGAGTCAAAAAGAAATGATTTCTCAAATTTCTGAAAAATCAAGATTATATAAAAAATATTTAAAACACCTATGAGCAAACACATACACATGGCAGGGATCATACCCCTTGCGAATTTTGAGGACACATTTGACGTCAAGTATCCGTGGTGTTTGTTGCCGATAGATCAAGGATTTTCTATGATACAGAAGTCGATATTTGAGTGCGCCATCGCTGGCTGCCAGACTATTTGGATTGTGGCCAACGATGACATGGCCCCAATTATTAGGAAGACAATTGGAGAATGGACTTATGATCCGGTGTATTATTATCGCAAAGAAAAATTCTATAAAGATAAAAGAAAAGAAATTCCAATTTATTATGTCCCTGTCCACCCGAAAGACAGAGATCGTCGTGATTCATATGGCTGGTCAGCCCTCTATGGCATGCACTCTGCATGGTATGTCGCATCAAGATTGTCAAAGTGGGTAGTGCCAGAAAAATACTATGTCTCCTTCCCTCATTCTGCTTTCAACATATATTCATTGCGTTCAATGAGGTCCGATATCATGCATCATGAAAATAACTTCTTTTTGTCCCACGAGGGACAGACAGTGAAAGATAACAAATACTTACCATTCACCATGTTTGGTGAGGACTTCAAGCAATGCAGAAGGCATGTGAATTCTGAGACAACAAAAACTTATTATAATACTAAAGATCACGAAAAATATCCATCCAAAAAATTACCAATTAATGAAAGGTGGTCAGCAAGAAGTTTTGATATAAAGACTGTCTTTTCACAAGTTGACGAAGCCAACTCAAAAATTCATGAATTAGACTGGTTTTGGGATACCGGCGATTGGGATGGATACAGGCAATTTATGGCGAGTGACAATTTTATACAAAGACCTTCAGATAACTTGACAGCACCGCACAAGCACGCTATACTATGTAATACTCAGGAGGTATTAAAATGAATCGAAAAGATTCCAACATTAAATTCGTAGGGCTCCACGCCCATTCAGTAGCCGGCTCAATTTTTGATGCTATCGGCTTTCCACAAGATCATATGGATTTCGCTTATCAAAACGGTTCAGATGCTTTAGCCCTCACCGACCATGGTAATATGAATGGTTTAGCATATCAGGTTTTGCATGCCAAGAAGATGCAGTCAGAAGGCAAAGAGTTTAAGCCTATCTTTGGGTGTGAGGCTTACTTCACGCCGTCTATCGCTGAATGGCGCGAGGCTTATGAGCAGGCCATGGTCGATAAGAAGCGCGCCAAGAGCATTAAGAAAGATGCCCAATCAGGTGCAACAGTTGAGGACGAAGGCAACAGCAAGAAGACTCAAGACATCCTACGCCGGCGGCGCCATCTGGTTCTGTTAGCACAGAATCAGACGGGTCTCAACAATCTGTTCAAGCTTATCTCAGAGTCTTATCAGCCTGAAAACTTTTACCGATACCCGCGTATTGATTACGCTCTCTTGAAGAAGTATAATGAGGGTATTATCGCTGCGTCAGCGTGCCTAGGCGGCGTTTATGCTGGCAACTACTGGGAGAACCGGGCCGAGGGCGAAGAGGCTGTCCTAGGGGCGATGAGAGAGACTACTGAAAACATGGTAGATATTTTTGGTGACCGCTGGTACGCTGAGATTCAATGGAACAACATTAAAGAGCAACATGAATTGAATCAGTACGTTATCCAGACGGCACAAGAGAAAGGCGTTGGGTTGATCACCACCGCAGACAGCCACTACCCCGGCCCCGATGCTTGGAAAGATAGGGAACTCTACAAGCGTTTGGGTTGGCTTGGCAAAGGGAAGCCGAAGTGGGCAGAAGATTCAGATTCGTTTCTTCCCGATGACGTCACGGAAATAGGTTATGAGCTGTATCCCAAGAACGGTGATCAAATCTGGGAAAGCTACAAAGAGTATTCAGAATCTACAGGGTTTGAATATGATGATAATGTAGTCTTGAAAAGTATTGAAGAGACACATAGAATTGCCCATGAAAGAATTGAGTCGTTTCTTCCTGACAATACGGTACGCCTTCCCGAATTCGTTGTGCCTGCTGGCTTTACAGCTACGCAAGCTTTGGTTAACTACGCGCTAGAAGGTCTTAAGACTTATGGATTGCACACCAACAAGGAATATACTGATCGCCTACGCACAGAATTAAACGTTATCGATGACCGTGGCTTTTCCAAATACTTTCTTACTATGAAAGCCATTGTGGATGTCACGAATGACATGATGTTGGCCGGCCCGGGCCGCGGCTCTGCTGCAGGCTCCTTGGTGGCCTATGCGCTTGGGATCACACAGATTGACCCAATTAAGCACGGTCTTCTGTTCTCTCGCTTCTTGCGTTCTGACGCCACCGATTATCCTGACATCGACTATGATGTATCAGACCCGATGGTCCTAAAGGAACGCTTGGTTGAGATGTGGGGAGAGAATGTGGTCGCACCTATCTCCAATTGGAATACTTTGCAACTTCGTTCGCTCGTTAAGGACATCTCAAAATTGTATGACATCCCCTTTACAGAAGTAAACAACGTTACGAATATTATGATTAAAGAGGCGACACCTCTTGCTAAGCAAAAGCACGGCATCAAAGCCGGTATCTACGCTCCAACTTGGCAGGAAGTCATGGAGTTCTCTCCTTCGCTGCAAAACTTTTTAAATACATATCCGGCGGTAAGATCTCACGTTCAGGGTCTTGTTGGTCAAGTTCGGTCGTGTTCACGACATGCCGGCGGCGTTGTGATTGCAGAAGACTTAGACAAGAGCATGCCCCTTATTAATTCAGGCGGAGTGAGACAAACGCCGTGGTCAGAAGGTCAAAACGTGCGACACTTGGAACCAATGGGTTTCATTAAGTTTGATTTGTTAGGCTTGGCGACTCTTAAGATGATGGAGGTTTGTATTCAACATATTCTTCGTCGTCATTATGGAGTAGAAGAACCTACCTTTACACAGGTACGAGATTACTATAATAAATATTTGCATCCTGACATCATCGATCTTGAAGACCAGAATGTGTACGAGAATATTTTTCATGCCGGCAAGTGGGCTGGGGTGTTCCAATTCACTGAAAGCGGTGCTCAAGGATTCTGTACGAGGGTTAAGCCTCGCAATATTATTGATGTGTCAGCGGTTACTTCCATCTTCCGTCCTGGCCCATTGTCCGCTGGCGTTGACGCTGACTATGTGGAGGCCAAGAGTCACCCGCACTATATCAAGTACCTTTCTGACGAAGCGCGCGAGATCACTGAAGAGACCTTTGGATTCCTGATCTTTCAAGAGCAAATCGCCCTGCTTGCCCACAAGCTTGGTGGCTTGACGCTCGATGAGGGCAACATGCTTCGCAAGGTGCTAACAAAGAAGGGAACAGGAAAAGGTTCTGTTAAAGGTAAGCTGCATGATAAGTTTATTAAGGGATGTGTAGCTAAAGATATTGACCGAGACGAGGCCCAAGCGCTTTGGGACAAGTTTGAGTACTTCTCCGGATACGGATTCAACAAGTCTCATGCTGTGTCTTACAGCGTAATCTCTTATCAGTGTGCATGGCTTTTGAACTACTACGAAGCCGAGTGGACCGCCGCCTTCTTGGACAAGGAACCAGAAACAAGAAAAGAAAAAGCAATTAATATTGCCAAGTCACTTGGCTACAATATTGCACCGGTTGACCTTAACAAGTCGGGCCGTGTTTGGGAGATAGCAGAGGACAACAAGACCCTCATCCAGCCGCTCACCTCCATTAAAGGCTTCGGTGATTCTGCTCTTGAACAAATATTGGACCATCGGCCTTTCTATGATATTGAAGATCTGCTATTTCGTGAAGAAATAACATATTCCAAACTTAACAAGAAAGCACTAGATGCCTTGTGTCGCGCCGGCGCTATGGACGGATTGGTCGATGACCGCTTTACAGGTCGTAAACACTTTTGGTCTGCAGCGGTCGTTGACCGGCCGAAGAACAAGAAGAAGTTTAATGAAAACATTGACGCTTACCGCAAGGAAGGTGACTTTACAGAGGAGGAGATTATTCATTTTAAAACAGAGTTGACTGGCGTGTTCCCAATGAACCTAGTCATTAGTACCGATACTATCAACAGACTCCGTGAGAAGTACATTCCGCCAATATCAGAATTTGATCCCGACTTGTGTGTTTGCTGGTTTATTCCTCGTAAGATCGTCGCCAAGAAAACCAAGAATGGCAAGAACTATTGGATTGTTGAAGTTATTGATTCTAACAACGAAACTGAAAAAATTAGATGCTGGGGAGTGCGTCCGGAGAAAGACAAGATATTTATTAATAG